GTTGCTGTGAAATGCGAATAAGCAACAGGATAACCTGTTGCTTCAAGAATTTTTGTTAATTCACCTAATGTCATTGCCCAATCGTCCTTTCAATACGTCTTGGTAATTCGTCAATTACATACTCTTCAACTGGACGAATATGCACTTTTGCTGGCACTCGACCACCACCGATTTTCGCATGTCCATTTTCTAAAAGATGTGTTAATTGTCCTTTTGTATTGTGGACGACAACGCTATTACCTTCTTTTTTCTTACGCCACCCTTTACGATAAGCACCTGTTTTTTTAGGACCACTTTGTCTTAATTTACTTACAGCAAGATCGGCTACTTCTTCTTGTGCTGTCAACAATTCTTCTTCCACAACATGTGCATATCTTTGTAATTCTCTAGCAAGATCACTGGCAAAATCATTCATATCAAGTATGCTCCTTTGTGATAATAGTCAATGTTTGATACATTTCATCATCATTCATTGGAGGCTCGATAATATCAAAAATACGACCTTTCATATTGATTCGCATTAATTCTGTAATGCCTTTTGTATAAGGAATTACAAATCGATAAATCCGAGTACCTTGTGAAGCTGAAGCTTCAATATACTCAGACCCTTTTACCGTTTTTATCATCGACCATGCTTTTTTAACTTCTTGCCAATTACCTGTTTCAACCTCTTGATTCAATTCATCTTTTATTACTTCAGGTTGTTCAATAATAATACGATTTCTAAAATCACCTGTATTTAGTGGCTTTTTATACTGAAAAGGACGCATATTAATCACCGCCCGATTTTATTTCTTCTAAAGCTTTTTGAATGCCAAAACTATTAATTTCTGTTAAAAAGTTTTCGGCAAAATACTCTAATGCATCATTATAAACATAACGAGAACGTTCAAATACTAATTCTTTGAACGTCTCATCTTTGTTTATGTCATACGATCCACAGTCTTTTATTAAAGCCTTATTGGATGCAAAAAGGATACGTCTCAGGTTATCGTCTTCATCATCACCCAAGCGCATCCTATCTTTAAATTGCTGTAATATTTCATTTGAAATTACTGTATCCATTCACATCACCCTTGTGTTGGTGGTGTTACTTCTCCAACCTTCAATTCATACACTTGAGCTGCGTATTTATCCTTTGGCTTACCTGTAGCATATTGTTTAGCAATATAAAGTGTTGCATCTTCTAACGCTAACGTTTGGTCAAACTTTTTAATCGGCTCCGTTCCACCCATTGCCGCAATATACTCTCCTTTAACAAAAAATAATACTTTTCCTTGAGGTACAAATACTGATTCTGTAGGAGTTGGATTGAATGGTAAGCTCGTTACATAAACACCCGCTGCATTTAAAGTTGTTGCATTTGCTTGAACATCAAATGTGTCAAAGGGATTCGTCACCATAACTACTTTTCCAGCAATATTCTTCGGCTTATCTGCATCTTTACCATCAGCTTTTAATTTTTTAGCAAGTAACTTAACAACATTTTTTAATTCATTAATTGTTTTACGACCTGGCTCAAACGTTAAAGTGCCAGCAACTTTTTTATCTGGATACACTCCACCTGTAACACTTCCACTAGGATCTTTTAATAATCCAATAGGTTCATTTTTACCTGTACCTACTACAAATCCTCGTTCTAATCCAACTGCCATTGCTTCTGTAATCATTGCGCGTACATAACGTTCTACCCATACTGGTCCTAAATTTAACATATCATTTGATAATGGAATAAATGCTGTTAATTTAAGTTGCGTAATAGGTTCTTTTCGGAATGTAGCATTTAGTTGTCCTTGAATATCACCAAATAGTGGTCCCCATACAGCTGCACCTTCTGGATCTCCATAGATAAATTCTGTAACAGCTCCTAAATTTTCTAATCCAATATGGTCTAAGAATGGATGTCCATTTACTAAATCATCAAAGATTCTCTCCTGCGTTGTTTTAGGTAGAATCTCAGTATCTTTAAATCCACCATCTTGCACAACCGCATTAAAGAACTTCATTTCCTCACTCGTTAATACATTGGAACCACGAGATTGCATAATAGAACGGTCTACCATAGATTCATTTACTTGATTTAAAATATCCACTCGCACATCTGTAGCAAGTGCTTCAATCATAGAATTTAACGCTGCTGATTGCTCTTCTGCTGTTCCCTCTTGTGTTGCTTTCGCAAATGCTAATTTCTTTTCTTCAAAATTATTAAATTTAATCACCATATTTTATTTTCCTCCTAAAGTTAAAAAGAGCGTACTCAGATTCTGTTTTGTATGAACAGGCTCTTGAATAGGCTCTTTGGGATTTTGATTATTTAGTTGTTTTGTATATTTAGCTACTAAATCTTCTTTGAAATTTTCTACAACTTCCACTTCTTCATCTTCTTGCGTATCATCAATTTCAATTTCATCCGCTAAACCAAGAGCAACTGCTTCCTCTGCTGTTAGCCAAGTTTCATCTTTTAAAAGTTGTTTTAATTCTTCATCTGTTCCAACAAAACGTTTCTTATAGGATGCTGCTAATGCTGAATCAATCTTTCGTAAATCTCGTGCTGTCTTTTCAAAAAGATCTGCATTTCCATATTCAAAGGTACTCGCTTGGTGAATCATCATCATAGTATTACTAGGCATAATGATTTTATCACCTGCCATTGCAATTACTGATGCGGCACTAGCTGCCCAACCATCAATATGAACTATAATTTCTGCATTATGTTGCTTTAACTGATTACAAATTGCTACACCATCGAACGCGGAACCTCCACCCGAATTAATATGAACGTGAATTTTTTCTGCTTTAACATCTTGAATTTTGCTTCTGACTGCTTCAGCATTATTTTCACTAAACCATCCACCAATTGACCCATAAACAGTTAATTTGTATTCATTTTCACCTTTAGCTTCAAAACGAATATCTCGTTTTAAATTTAGAAGCTCATTCATATTCACTTGCTCCATCATTCCTCACCTCCTCAGATTTATCTAATCTTGTATAGTTTTTCGTAATATGATGAACATTTAAGTTCGGATCATCAGAATCTTCATAATCTACTTCTGAACGAATCTCATTTCCTGTAAATGCACTTGAAGAAATGAGTTTATCAATACTTGTCGCAAGATCAAATATACTTTGATAGGAAACAGCCTTGACCTCAATTTTTTGTCCCAAAAGATATTCTCTCATTTCAAAGAATTTAACGTTCGCTTCATCAGATAGCTTTTTTAATAATGGCCGTACTGTGAAAAGCATATAATTTTTCGTTTGCTTTTCTACATCAGCCATTTCCCCGTATATCAAAGCTGTAGGAATCCCCATTGCCATAGCTACTTGATTTAAGAAACCACTTGTTATTTTATTGATTTCTTCTACACTTGGGCCATTCGCCACACCATTGTATATCTCGTTATAATTAATACCCTTTTGTTGCGGAACAATAGCTATATCTTTTGAACCAATTGACTTATACATGTTGTCTATAAACTCTTGTAACTTCGTTATTTGTTCTTCTGTTTTAGCACCAATCATATCCATATCAACCGTGCCACGAACTTGATTCTTACGCTTCTGTGAATTTAATATTCTACCAAATAAATCCCCATAATCTGCAAATAATCCATCAATAAGTGGAGATAATTTATCATTCCGATACTTCAAATGAATAACTTCGCTTTGCTTAAAACTTCTCTTAAACGTATAATCTTTTACTATTACATCGGTAAAATTATCTTCAAACACAGCATATTCATTATGTTGAAATCCATCTGCAATGAGTAAATCACCATCATCTGCTTGTATAACTAAACACTCATTATCATAAATAAGTTTACGAATAAATCTTTCCCAAAAGGTACTCGCGGTCATATTTTTGTTTGGTCTTACGTTTAATCGATAATAAAGCTCATTCTTCTCAAATGCTTTACCATGTCTTACTCTGAATTCAGATTGACTAATGGTTCTTCCTAAAAATGATACACATGTATCAATTGCCAATCGTTTCATATGAACCCTGTTTGCTGTATCAGCAATTAAGTCCAGATCAAACATAAATTCCAACTCTTTATTTCTTTTAAATACAGAACCTAACCAACCAATGATTATCACCCCCTTAGAATTTTATATCGCTTAGTATGAAGTCGGTTGCTTCTTGTATTTCATCTGCTCGATAAAGAGCATGAACAAAACACTGAAATCCATCTGTTTTTCTACGAACAGGCTCTTTCTTTTCATATATTTTATTTCCATCACCCTTTATTACAACCAACACGTTTTGCGTATACCAGCGCATTAGCGGATTATCATCAAATATAATTTGTTTATTTGCAAATGCCATTTCAATACGTGGAGCTAATAAACTATGAATTGCTTTTGGGTTTCGTATAACTTCTATTTCAAACCCCTCTGCTACTAATAACGGTCTTATTGCTTCCATTCTGAAGTTATCAGCTATAATCTTTTTAACCCCATATTGTTCTCGCATTTCTACAAACCAATCGACAATATGCTGAGGATTAATAGTCGGTTCATCCACAACTGTTAGTAGTCCTTGCTCTTCCCATTCTTTTATTGGTGCAAATTTTTGTTTTTTAAACTCTCCTGCTTTTTTAGAATATCCATAATAAATATCAACAAATTCTTTTCGAACAAAGGAATGAGTTTTAAAAATGTACTCCCCATTTTGTCTAAATAAAAGACCACATGCTGCAAAGTCTCGAATACTTGCAAAGTCTAATGCCCCTATGCATTCTTGAGCATATAAATCAGGAAATGGACGATTTGTAGCAAGAATTTCTGACCATTTCGCAACAGATCGTTCCAAATTTGTAACCGGCAAGTTCATTCGTTTTGTCATGAACTCTTCTCGGTTGCTTGGATCATCCTCTAAATCTTCATACTCTTCCTTTATCGTTTCAAGTAATCCCTCAGCATACTCGCTTAATGGTTGCGATAGCATAGGATTGGCTAATTCCCAATTATCAATATCATCAACTTCTTTTTCATCATTCAGCTTGCATATAAAGGGAAATACAGCATTCGGACGCGCTTCACCATTTAATACTTTCATCGCTTTTTCTTTTTGTTTATCTAAGAAACCATCACGGACATATCCATCTGTACCAATGTAAAATTCTCGCGGGTTTTTCTTTTTCCCTAAACCACTAATGTGGACTCGAACATCTTTATTACTTTCATATTGATGTATTTCATCAAATACAACCGCGCCATCACGCAAACCATCTTTTGTATCTCCATTAGACGTTCTAAACTTCAATATACTTCCTGTTGCTTTAGAGACAGTTTGGGTTAATGTGGTTTTAAATGCTCGTTGCAATATTTCATTTCGTTTGACGCATTTATGAACTTCATCTGGACTGGTTTTCGCCTGCTCTTCACTGTTTGCAACAACGGAAATGTTATACTCCGTGATACCATGCATTTCACTAATTAAAAAATGAATGATGACTGATATTAATCCGTTTTTACCGCCACCACGTCCTAGCATCCACAAGAATTTACGATAAAATACACGCCCGTTTTTCTTATAAAACAAAAAAACGAATGCTAGTAAGAATTTCTGAAATGCTTGCAATGGGAAGTACCATTTCTCTCCAAAACGGATACACTTCTCAATCATTTCATCATCAAAATACAAATCGTCTCTGTTCAAAACATATTTTTCTAGATAGTCAATTAACAGTTCTCTTTCTTTGTTGAACTTTATTTTCCCACTCCTATAAAACTCAATATATTCATCTACATACTTTTGCCTGATCATATTAAATCACTTGGACTGTATCCCGTATTAGAAGCACCCACTTTAGGAACGAATTTTATATCTCTTCCTAAAGCAATTAAAGAACTGTTAATTTTGTTCCTCTCACTTATAAGAGGATGGGCTTTAACAAAGACTTGAGATCCGTTTTTGACTGTAACGGACTCTCCTTCTTTATTGATAGTTCTGTTTATTTTTCTAAAAGCTTTAACTAAGTCAATATATCGTTCTACCTTTTCAACCTCGACTAAATCTGCAATTTCAATACTATTCATCAGCTGTGCTTTCAATTTTGTAATACTGACAGCCATCTACCCACCCCCCTTACGTGCGTAATTTTGAAAAAAACCTGACAGTTACCCCCATCCTCCGGTGCCCCTCAGACGAAAAAAAGCCCAACCTTCGAACCGGGGGGGCGTTATTCTTGCATCATTTTCACCATTTCTCATCATGTTCCCATTTATTTTGTTTCTTTTCATAGACTCTTCCGTGTTCTTTGTTATGACAGTTCACACAAACTGTTTCAAGGTTATCTATGTCTAATGCAAGATCAGGATGATGCTCAAGTTCTTTTATATGATGGACAACGAGCTGTATCTTCTTACGCTTTGCACTCTCACTGTACTCATTGGTAACTGTTTGAACACGGCCGTTACGTTTACATTCCTGGCATTCATAGTTGTCTCGCTTCTTTACTTGTTCGCGTGTACTCTTCCACTCACCACTGTCATAGAACTTACGCTTCTGTTGTTTTGTTTTATATTCTTTCATCACTTATTTACCTTTCATTTTACATTTGCCCAAGGTTATATGTATGATTCTACGCTTGCCTGTTTCTTGTTATAGTAAAAGTACCCTAACATTCCGAACACCCATTGTGATTACAACGGATTTTTTTCTTACCCTTTCTTTGCACAGTTGCTTGTCGTCCACAGATGATGATGCAACTGTGCCTTTTTTATTACACCTTCAAACATTCATCCCTTGTTGTATTCCAGCAAACAAATCCACCATTCTCTCTACTCCTCACAAGAAAAAAGCACTCCCCTTATGGAATGCCTTTGTATCTTAATTCGTTGAGTTTCATTCACATCTTTGGCCTGATTATATATGAAATAGTTTCATTTCATATGATAGGATATACGACTGCGTCCTATAGGTGCTTGGCTATGTGACTATCATACATACACCTAATTAAATCTCAACGCTTTCTCCTATCAAAGAAAAAGGGAGCAGCCAAAATGAAATGGCTACTCTTAAAGAAGCCCTATTATAGAAAGGAGTTCTATGAGTGAATAGGTACCAACTAAATGGTTGTCCCATACCTTAACATATGATCACCTAACCAAATTGGTTACTTTTTTTGGTAAATAAAACAAAAAAAGTGCGTAATCAATAGGCTATGGGAAGATGCTTTGATGTCCCTTACTGTTTTTGGTTTTAAAAACCATATTTGCTTTGTCCTTTGGTTCCATTCTCAACTCATTTACATATAGTATCTCGAACCCTTACTTTTCGAACTATTATTTGTTCATGACTCACACACATAACAATAATAGTAACTGTAGGTTTCAAAAAACGGGTACTCCGTCACCGGTACTCGTTTTTTTACATAATAAAAGAAACGGCTCTAAAAAAGAGGTATATATAACCAAAATTTAAATATAGTATATGGACCCGCTCTATTACATTTCTTTGTACTCATGTACAAAAGAGGCGATTTCATTCGCCTCCTTTTTATTGATGTATTTTCATTGGTATTAAAAACCAAATAATAGCACATAGTAAGAATGGAAGCAGAGCAAACGGTATTTGTTTGTATGAATCCCCTTTTATTCCCATATGCAATCACATAACCAAATACGTTTGCCCTTCCTCTATAAAGAATGAAAAATGCATCATGCGAATTTATACTCCACATGACCTGCCATACATTGCATTTGCATTTTTCATTCCTTTTGAAATGAACTATACAATACGATACGTGATATTTTAACATCTGCACATAAACGAAATAGCAACCGTGCACACTTCACACCGGTTGCCTTTTCGTCAATTTCTTATATTATTACTATAATCGATATTTTCAAGAGTTTCGATTCACTTTAGGAGTGAACCTAAATGATACCTTCTTGTGCTATAAATTTGATAAGCCGGACCATTTCCGCATGTTTCTTTTTAATATGACTCGGACTATAACTACTTTTCTCCGCTATTTGTTCTAATGTCATACCGTCCACATACTTCATTTTTAGTATTTGATTATCCAGCCCTTTGAATTTATTTAGTAAGATTTTCAATTCATACATCGCATTCATTTTATGAGCTAATTCATATGTAATAGCTTCGATACGATTTTCTACCTTCGCCCCTTCTGATGCTGCAGATAAGCGTATGCCTTGTAAATCACCGTAGATCCAACGTTTTAATTCTGCTTTTGTTTTATCTAGATTATATTCTAAATAGGCAATCTCTTCTTCTAACCTTTGATATTCTTTCAACCAATTGAACAATGACGATGCACCCACTCTCGTTACCGTTAATTCTACCCCACCACATCTATAACTTTTATTCTTTTGTAGATTTATAACTAAACCTGTTTCACATTTACTTTAGCCCTCTTTTTTTGAGGTGCTGATACAAACCGTTCCGGCTACACCCTAATTGCTTACATATTGCTTGATAAGTAAGTCCTTGTTCACGTAACATGACAGCTTGCTTACATCGCTCATCCCATCTTTTATGAGCGTTTTCTTGTATTTGTTTTCTACTTGCTGGCTGCCATAATCCCATTTTTCTGAGTTGCTTCTGTAACGTGTTCACCTCGCAATTTATTTCTATAGCAATTACATACATCGGAATTTCTTTTTGTAACATCTCTAGAATTTTGGGCATCAATTCTTCCCAATTTTTCCGTTTCGGATTTTCTCTGGCTTGTCCTGCGCGCGGAGCTAATTTTTCCCCTACTCTATACAATTCTTCTCCAACCTGACAATTCTCCACACAATACTTAGGAGACTGATTTGTCCGATGCTCACACACTGCGCAATGTTGGTCTTGCAAATCTAATATATACATTCTTATTTTTTTCGCATTCATGATATAGTCTCCTCGAGTTTCTCTGCTTTTCATGATGCCAAGGCAGAACACACCTTACATTCTTAAAACTCATTATATATACTTAGCATCTATTTACAGATACTTTACCCTTGGAGTATGGTATTCAAAAGAAATGAAAACCTCCATTTACTGCCCTCTCGCCCTACAGCTTAGCTCCAATGCAGTATCTAGCTAGTCGTTCGTTATTCTTTCCTGTATGTTTTCAATTATTTTCTCTAACTCGGCTGCCGTTTCTATATCTGCTGTACGATCTGCAATTTCTGTTAATTTTGTGGATAATGCGACTAAAAAGTCTGTGGATGATTGCATCGCTATCCCTCCATATAAAATTTCAAGTTTGATTCATACTATCCATAAGCCGTTTTCCCTACAGCCTAAAACTGTAAAACCTTTTTCTTTTTTGACAAGTTTCAACTGAACAGTTAGCTTCTCGCTAGCTGCTTTATTATTTTGTTGTATACATTCAAATGAAATGTACATTCTATAAACATAGAAATTATTTTTCACGGGAACTCTTGGGCAGAAGTTCCTTTTTTCATGTCTTCAATCTCTAGAATCTCTCCATTCTATTTCCACACGTTCTCTAATCGTCCACAGGACCTATGATTAAGAAAAGATTTAAACCGTATATTGCTGATTATAAAACACATTTTTTCATAAAAAATGAATGATTGACTAAATTACATATCGTTTGACCCTTTTATCACCTACGTTCACCTCTATATATGCAAAACCATCCTCGGTTTCATCAAACATCACTACTTCACCTATGATTTTTGAAATTTCATTTGATACTGTCCTAAATGGAAACAGTAACGTTTCACCTTCAGCCACATTCGCTTTTCCCATATTAGGTGTGTATTTTTTCATATCCATTCCTCTTTCCATGAAAATATCGTTTGTATTCAAATTCAATTAAATTCAGCTTTGACTATTTTTGGTTTTTATAACCATTTTTTATTTTACTTATGTATAAGATAATGGTGCTTGCCCATACTACATACATAGAGTCATCGAGTTACCTTCCGATTTTCTTCTTATTGACACTTGGGCATCTAACTTCTGTTAGATGTTTTTTTTGGTAAAATGAACCTTTTAAAAAACCATACATATACTGTGCATACATCTCATTTCATTTCAAATGGTAAAACTGTTTTATCATAGGAGCGCTATACGTAGCGCTCTTTATTTTCTGTAACTGCTGTTGTGCCATATAGCCTTGACTGTTATCATCAAAACTCACATTGTGATACTCTCCGATGCCATTTGAATGTAGAGTCTATAAAGGGATTGTAGTAAGTACCTATGGGTACGTTCACTTTCCATGGCCATTTCCTTCTAAGCCTTCTCATAATTGAGCTTTTATCAATTCAAATAACTCCCGCTCACTCATTTCATCAAGCTGACGCCCTGTTTCTTCTTCCTTGTAGATCCCGTTATGTATCAAGACATCGATATAAATTTTCTCCCTGCCCATTACTTCTCCTTGCTTAGAAAATACCCGTTCTAAGATAGTGTTTCGCTTGATAATAAAAATGATGATAAATCCAATTCCCACTGAATTTTTTATCCAAATACACGATTTCAAAACTGTATTTTGCTTTAAATGTATTTAGCCTTCCTAGTAACGCTAGTGGATTGTATTTGGAATGATACTGCCCTTGCAACATCTTTTCGTATCCATGTAGATCCTCCACAATTAGAGTGAAGGGAATGTCTTTTGAACGAATCAATTCATTTTCAAACGCTGTTTGCGTATTTTTTTGTAAGTTCCCTGTGATCTCATCCATGTGGGCTTTCCGTTCTACTCTGCTATCTAAATAGATATCACGAAATATGCCAAGCTTTTCATTTTTCGAAATCATACATCCGTAATCACCCGTATCTAATTTTTGATTTTTAATTGGAATGCCCTTTTGATATAAATAATCTCGAATATGAGTATTGTCCTTCTCCCTTGTATCAATAACGATTGTAAGCGTTTTGAGAATGTTATTAATTTCTGTATCAGTATAACGATAACGAATCACTTCCCGCCTCCCCTCCTTGCATACATCACTGCACGTTCATATATCTGTCTTTTCACTGCATCCGATTCATCATTTTCAAATTGGCGATGATCGTCATAAATGTCTATCCATCCGTTCTTAGCAAGGACAATCGTCCATTCATAAAACAGCTGCAATGAATCTTCTTCATCAAGTAACCATTTATGTAATTTCTCGTTATGCCGCCATCCGCAAAAGTGATGAAATATCTTCATTAGCGTGACTTTTTCCGAACTTTCACCTTTCCAAGATTTGAACCAATCAAAGATAGCTTGATAGTTTTGTTCGGCAGCCTTCATTACTTCCGCTGGAATTAAATTTTGTTTATTTATCGCAACTTGATTATCTTTTTCATCAAGATAAATATTTGCACCTGATTTCCAAATTAAACTTAAAATTAGTAGTACTTTCATTTTTCGAAGAAACTCCCTTCGGGTTATTAAAAAATGAAAAAGTTACTTAAAAACCCTCAATTGTTACTAAAAAATCCCTTTAATAACCCAATTGAACCCTACAGCCACAAGGGATTGAGCTAAAAAGGTTATTTTAGTTATCGATGTTTGGGTATTACTGCTCCTAATATACTTATATTTATTTTTTATTTTTTTGTTTACATAAAAAACCAATAACAAAAATAACTAAATATATATAATAGATAAGTTAAACCCTTGATACGACTGCATTTACAGGTAGTTATTAAAAGTTACTGAAAGTTATTAAACTAACAAAATAGTTATTGAGTGACCTTAAATTTGCTGTTTTCTTCATTTTCAGTAACTCCTTTAGTAACTGGTTTACGTTCATTCAAAGTAATTCCTGTAAGAAACGTCTTATTACCTTTTCCCTTCGTTTTTCCAAATCCTTTTGTTTCTAACATGCGATAAAATGACCTATTCCCTAAAGCTCTTTCACCAGAATTAAAGCACCATCTTTCGTAAACGTTGTATAATTCTTTGGCTTCAATCATGACTGACTCATTTTCGCGCTCATCTACATAACAAACTTCATCAAGAAATGGCGCTAAAATGTCCATGTCATCTTTATATTTCCCTGTTGCTTCTGCTACCACTTTAGGTTCTTTCAATCCATCTCGTTGCCACTTCATGCAACCTTCGATTGCCCAATTTAATATCCCAGGCATTTCAAGAGAAAGCTTTTCAGGTAATCGTTTATCGCGTTTATGAGATGGTAAATTTAGATTGAATGGAATCAATTTGACACGTCGCCAAATCCCTTCATCAAGTCCACCGATAATTGGTTTATGGTTTGTAGTGAAGAACACTTTAAACTCTGGTATGAATTCAAAGAATTCTTGTCTAAGAAAACGCGCTAATACTGGCTCACCACCTGTAATTTGCTTAACAAATGAATCTGCAAGCTTTTCTCCTTCTTCACTTTCAATTGCGGATACAAAACGAGATCCAACTAATCTAGCAATATCGTTGTTCGCTCCGGATTCTTTCTTTTTGATGAAAGTATCTGATTTTGCTTGTTTTCCGTAGTCGCCCATTATGTCTTTGATAATGTTAATGAAAGTTGATTTTCCGTTTGAACCTCCACCGACTAAAAACATCATGATTTGTTCTGAAATATCACCTGTCAAACTGTAACCGATCAATCTTTGCATGTACTCTATAAGAGCTTTATCTCCTAAAAATATTTGGTCTAAAAACGTTAGCCATGTTGGACATTTTGCGTTCTCATCAAATGTAATATTGGTGATTTTAGTTAATCCAAGTTCCCGATCATGTTGCTGTAGCTTGCCTGTTTTTAAATCGACAACGCCGTTTTCTACGTTGAATAAATATTTATGTTTATCAAATTCTGTACGATCACCTGGTACAAGTGGCATAAGGTCCTTAATGCTATTCATTCGGACATTTCTACGCTCACACATCCGGGCCCATTTCGTTTCTGATTCATCTTCAGATTTATTAAGACTGCGAAGCACCTTTGCTGTAATTCTTTCAATCTCTTTTTTGTTGTCTATTCTCCATCGTTTGCCGTCCCATATAAACCAACCAATATCATTAACAAATTTGATTACATGGCCGTATTCATATGCGATACGTTCCGCATTTCCTAATTCCGTTAATTTAAATTTTCTTTTCGGCTTTTCTTCCGCAACTTCATCTACATCTTCATGTATACAATCAAACGAAAATTCTTCGAATTGTTGCCTATGATCTAGAAGTGTGAAAGAAGTAGTTGAAATGGCTGTTGCAATCGTTCTTTCTCCATATGTTTCATTCGTATCCCTAAAATGAATGACATCCCATTTATCACGCATTAATCCACTCTCACGAAACATAGAATCCATTCGAGTTGCTGATTTACCTGTCCAGAAAGCTAAGTGGTTACATAAAGCAAGATCAGTTGCCGAATGATCATCATTTATTAAGCTACCATTGTACAATGAACGAATTTCGTCACCGTTTTTACTTCTAAACATTCTTTCCCATAAAGCATCATTTGAAATTTTAATTTCATCTTTTTCAAACTCTGCTAAATTTACACGCCCTTGAATGTCGCTATCATCAAAATATTTTTCGAATACTTCAGCTAGTTCATCCGTTCGCTCATATACATCATTGGAATTCTCACGATTTCCAGTAAAGGTAAAAAAGCGGCCGTATGAGTAAATTTCCAAACCATGCTTTGTATTTTTTCGTCCAGTACCTAAAACAGATTGTGGAAGACCACCTCTGATAATGATGTGAATTCCTTTTCCTGACGGTGAAAATTCTGTATAGCTATCTAGTGTATCGATAATTTCTGTTGCAAATGTATTTAGTTTTCCGTCTACACAGCATGTATCCAAATCAATTCCCACGTAATTATCTTGTCTACTAAAAACAAATCCAATTCCGTCGTAGTCGCCTTCTAAATAAAATTTAACGGCAGTTGCAAAAGTGCTCCATGTCCTGCGATTATTGGCTTGCGCCATTTCGCCGTTGGCTTGGTACGGAATCTTTGTCGGTTTTCCATTTCTCTCTTCTTTACGCCAAAGCACCCACTGCGGTACATTTTTCAGCTCTGTTGGTATCTCATTAAAATTGTATGGATTCTGTTTCATTACAACCTCCGGTTAGCCTTTTAGGGTATAAAAAAGAGAAGTCGGTACAAACCAACCTCTCTATGTAGTTATTTAGAATGGCAAATCATCTCCAATTATGACAGCTGGACCACTTGTTATCGGATTTACGTCCGACACATCATAATATTTTGCCTTGGCTACCGTACGTTTTTGTTTTTGACCATCCACAATCTTATCGTACTCTTCATGTTTTACTGTGATTTGTAGATTCTTATTGAGAAGTTGTTTCCCCATATCTTCAGCAGAAGCAAAGTTATGATTATGACCAAAGCCGCATGCTTTTAATAAGGAATTGACAATTCTAACCGAAACCTCATGTTCGAACGTAAACATGTTATACAGTACTTTTGCTCCTTGATGATGTTGTGGTACATCACTTCGAATTTCAAAATCTATCGATAATTTATCTTTACCAGCTTGTGTTTTGCCAGCTTCCGCATTTACAATTACCGCTTCATATTTACCTTCACTCACGATCTCATAGCCAGTATTTACGTTTGTTTCATCAAATTTAAAGAATGATGTCATATTCATTCAACCTCTTTCATTATCATTTTTTGTTTTTTTACGTATATTTCTTTGGCTGTGTGCTTGTTCCAATGGAGTTATCCATCTACTACATGTTTTTTCACTTACATCATGATATGTAAGCATCTTTATCACCTTTTAATGATGAAAGTAATTCTTCCTGTAAGCATCCTTTTGATTTACTTAAATGGTTTTTAGCGAATATGGATTCATTTCCTTCTAACATAAACCCCCGTGTACCATCTGCTTTTATTACCAACCTACCGACTACATGCACAATTCCCATTATATGATTCACTATTTTGTCTCTTATATCTGGAATCATCTGTGTATATTGCTGCCCATCATCATGAATGATATTTCTTGTTGTTTCCCAAGCTGTAAAAATAACATTTGCATCTAATGAGTTAAACGTTTCTACTACCTTTAAAAGATGGTTATCTAGTAAAGCGTAATCCTTTAATTCCGGCATACCACTTTTCGTATTTTCACCTTTTTTAAGTAGCCATAACTTTTGATAATGCGTTAAATTATCGATGAAGATATTGTCGTATTTACCAATGTTCGCTTTAGCGATTCCAAAGAACTGTAGGATGCTGTCATGTGGATTAGTTCCATCAATTTTCGCTACATCTATATTTTCATAACCAGATAACACTTGGCTTGTCCCATCAATATCAAGGACTAATGTTTTACCTGGTAACAACCCGGCAACCGTTGTTTTTCCGTTACCTGGCTTGGAATAGATAATGATTTTCGCTTTTTTACTTTTGGTAATGGCAACACCGTTGGTGATTTCCAAGTGACTCACTCCTTCGCCATGCTTTTGAGAATACAAATGGAAGCTTCATGGTCAAAGATTTTACCTGTCGTTTCTCGAATGTTTTTTTCCACAATCGGTTTCTTTTCTATGAGCCTCTCTAATTCTCGTTGGTATTCACTTAGCCTTCTTCGTTCCACAGATAGCGTTTTTTCTAATTCTTCGATAGAAGCGTTCAAAACGGCATCACCTCTTTTTGTTTACTCATTTCATATACTTCCATCAACGCCTGTAGTCCATATTCATAGGCAATCACCATGCAAATAGATTCTGAATCACCACAACGTTTGTATCGGTCGATTAGACACCTTAAAATAGATATCTCACTTTCAATCTTTTGTTGTAAGTTCATATCATTCACCTGCAATCTTTTTTGTGGAATGCTCCTCTACATATTGTTTGATACAATCTATTTCATCGTGTAGGGAATCACCATCCATATCCCGGTACTCCTCACCAAAATAGATTTCCTGACCACAACTTTTGCAATAACCCATGACGTTATGTATTGTTGAATCATGAGGGTTCCCTGTAATGATTGGGTTTTCAATTATGTGGAGCCACTCCTTTACATACGTTATATTCATGCTATAATGACTTTGAAAATTGATTTTATCTGGATCACCTGTTAGCGCAGGTGGTTTTTCTTTTTATACAGCTCGAAAGCATTCAACATTTCGTTCCGCAATTAAGTAATTCGTTAGATTCCCTTCAAGTACGGCATTCTGTCCAAACATAAAATACTTATCATCTTGCTTAATTTCACAACCATAGAAATCTTCAATTGGATGATCAGGTTCCTTAATAGATTCCTTTTCAGCAATGTCTTCCACAAATATTGCATCAATATTACTTACTCCAATGTGGAATGGCACCTTCGTAGCCGCACCTTCATATTCAATCCCCGATAAAAAACCAAAGCTATTTTTAAATGTTTTAAATTGCTCTACCGTAAAACTTGCTGTTCTACCTGATTTAAAAATCAATGTTACTTCCTTCAATTAACTCACCTCTTCCTTAAAATTCACTAGTCTTGATACTTTCTACGACCAGTAATTACATTCGCAAGACCATCTTGATAAGGTACATCTCTTTCTTTTAATCTTCGAGATGCTTCGTTCTTTACTGCCGTTAACAGTTCTGAACGTTGTATCTCGTTTACATTGCATTCACTCATACTATTTACCACTGCATATGCAACAGCTTCTTCAAAAGCTTGCTTTAGATGTGTAAATACATCGCTTCCACCCTTCAACTAACTCACCTCCCTCGAGATGAAACCTTACGGTTCATTTCATATAACTGACGCTTTGCTTCTGATTCCATAACCTCTAATAGTAAAGGACTGTTCTTTGCTTCAGCACATAGCTTTACAATTTCATGCCCTTTCATCATCCTTGTCGCTACAAATACTCCGTTCATTTTTGTTCACTCCTAACCTATTAGTTCGGTATAATATTCCTTATTTTGTAATTCTATTAATGTAGCAAGCTCTTGCTTTTTGTACTTCATCAACATAAAGAAGACGTAGTTTTTTACTCCAATAACTTTGACAGGCACTTGGTGTTCTTCTTAATTTTCTCCCTGCTTCTTTATAAGCTTCTCCTGGTTTATTTCCTTTACGAATATGTTTCAACATTACAGATACAAATAATTCATTTTCGCTTTCAGACCACGAATTACATCTAACTATCTTCTTCAGTTTAACCTTTGGCGTAGTTTGTTCTTCCACATCTGCTACTATTGGTTGTGAAAGACTATATTTTCCCTCTAACTCGTCCTTAATCATCGCAACTTGTTTTTCTAATTCCTTTTGTTTCATCTCCATATTAATTAGAACTTGTAATTGTGGAGAGAGTTCTGGGAGTTGATTTGTTTTAATATGATTCTCCATTTCATAGAATCTCTCAATGTATGTTACCGTAAACAAAGTTCCCTTCTGACCAATCATTTTATGTGCGATTAGTTCACAACCTTTTTTCGTGATGTTATAGCATTTATAATTCTTTCCTGTACCTGCTTGGTAACTACTTTCTATGAAGTAATTATCAGAGCGCATATTTGCGCTTTGACCTGTCGTCATGTGTTGGATGTAATTTTCTATATCCCTTAATAAATCTCTATGACGTTTCTCAACCATTTCAGCTACTTCCATAGAAGTAAGTGTGTTTTCTACTACTGCTAATTTATCCATTGTGATCACTCCCTCATTACTTGCGGATAATACTCCGTTCATGATTGGTCACCTTCTTTTTTTATTTATAGAACAAAAATTTATCGTCAAATTTCGCAAACATTTTAAAAAAATTATTTTCTTTCGTTTTCCTTATTTCGTTGTTCCAATTTCCTTTGTAAAATAAGCTCCCGTGCAGCTGGTATTAACGGTGTTAAAAACTTCTTCCACTGCTCTTTTGTTGGTACTATTTTTACAACATTTCCTTTTTCATCACGAATGATTTGTCCCCCACTCATCTTCAATCACCTCAGTACATTCATATGTTTGTGGGACACTAGGACTATCCATTAAATTTCATGAAACAATATTTTTTAAGTTGTTCGCTCTTTCTTGAACACGTTTTTTCATTTGTACGAATTTTTCGTACTTAGATCCAAAAAATATATCCTCGTAAGGAACATCAAATAAGTACATATACTTTTTGATTAATTCTTCTGGTATGTTAGTTGAATCTTGCTCATATAACCATAGTGTTTTTGGGGATACTTCTAATATATCCGCAAGTTCTGCTTGATTGAACCCTGCACTTTCCCTAAGTTCATTCAATGTTCTTTTGAAATAATGCATTTTGCAACCCCCTTCCTTCGAGTTTTATTGTATTACTAATTTTATGTAATTTCAATACAAAAGTACGAAAAAAACATACACTAGACGCACTTTACGAATAATTCGTAATGTGGTATATTAAAAACGTAGTCAATATAGGAGGTGAAGATATGACTGATTTACAAAAACAAACTATAGTAAGTAACATAAAGAAATTTTTAAAAGAAAATGGTATGACTCAATCTGAACTAGCTAGTCGAATAGGCATTGCTAGAAGTACCTTAAGCGATTATATGAATTACAGAGCTAAACCAAGCTCAGGGGTTTTAGAAAAAATGGCTGCTGTATTTGGAGTAACAAAATCTGATATTGATACAACGTATAAGAATACAAAAGTTGAAATTGTGAATGGAGAACTTCAATTAGTTCAAGACAAACCTATCGAATATGCACAAAAAAACGAAATTCCCATCATTGGTAAAATTGCAGCTGGTGTCCCATTAGATACTGTACAAGATATAGTTGACAGAATTGCACCTCCGTATAACACACACAATATTGATGAATTATTCGGACTCGTTGTTAACGGTGAATCCATGAATAAAATTGTTCCTAATGGACATTACGCCGTACTACAAAAACAGCCTGATGTGGAAAATGGACAAATAGCAGCTGTAATTGTAAATGGTCATTATGCAACTTTAAAAAAGGTGTATAAATTTACAGATTTAATGATTTTAGAACCTTGTTCACATGATGAAAACTTTAAGGACCAACAATATTCACGAAATAACTGTGAAGATATAAGGATTATAGGAAAGTTTTTATATAGTGTAAGCCCAGTCATTCAATAATTAGGCGGTGAAAAGTTGTATGTAGTCGGCAAATGTCGACTGAATGAAATCTTAAAAAAGAAGAGATTAACTCAAGTAGATTTAGCACTGAAGCTCGGCATGGCTAAACAACAAATACATTCTTACGCAAACAACCACAGGGTTATGTCGTATCAAACAGCTAAAAATATTGCTTCTCAGCTAAATATAAACATGGAAGATTTATACGAATTCATTCAGTCGGAAGAACAGTGAGTTATTCTCACTGCAAGCGCAAGTCAACTAATTGATTGACTTCTACTTATAATCCGCCTTACTACCACCAATATTTTCACATAGTAATCGTCTAATAAATTAAAAACATACATAAAATATAAATTAATCAAGAAAGGAGTTTAAGTAATGAAATGTGTAATTTATAGACGTGTATCCACTGACATGCAAGTAGAAGAAGGTATTTCATTAGATATGCAAAAACTTCGTCTTGAACAATATGCTAAATCCCAAGATTGGGTAGTATTGAATGATTACTGCGATGAAGGATATAGCGCAAAAAATACTGAGCGACCTGCTTTTCAACAAATGATAAAAGATATGAAAAAAAAGCAATTTGATATTATTCTTGTTTATAGATTAGATCGCTTTACTCGTTCCGTTTCAGACTTACATTCCATACTAAAAAAAATGGATGAACATAACGTTAAATTTAAGAGTAGTACAGAAATATTTGATACAACAACGGCTACTGGAAGAATGTTTATTACATTAGTTGCAACACTTGCACAATGGGAAAGAGAAACAACAGCAGAGCGTGTACGAGACTCCATGCAAAAGAAAGCTGAGCTAGGTCTTAGAAATGGAGCCAAAGCACCTATGGGATATAACCTAAACAAAGGTAAGTTGTACATCAATCATACCGAAGCTGAAATTGTACAATATATATTCGAAATGTATAAAACAAAAGGAATAATAAGTATTGTAAAATCTTTGAATAGTCGCGGTGTTAAAACCAAGCAAGGGAAAATATTTAATTACGATGCAGTCCGTTATATTTTAAATAATCCTATTTACATTGGTAAAATCCGTTGGGGTGATGATGTCCTGACCGATACAGCACAGGAAGACTTTAAAACATTTATTGATAAAAACACATGGTACACTATTCAACAAGTTCAAAGTAATAGAAAGATAGGAAGAGTTAGATTACAGAATTTTTTCATATTCTCTAATGTTTTAAAGTGTTCAAGATGTGGAAAACACTTTTTAGGAAGTAAACAATTAAGATCTCATAATAGAATTGCAATGTCTTATCGATGTAGCTCTCGGCACCATAAAGGATTATGTGATATGCCTCAGATTCCAGAGGATGTAATCGAAAAGGAATTTTTAAACTTATTAGAAGATGTAATTATCGACTTAGATGATACTGTAGAACAACCTGTAGAACTAAGTAATTTACAAGAACAATATAATAGAATTCAAGATAAAAAATCACGTCTAAAGTTTTTATTCGTAGAAGGTGATATTTCCCAAAACGAATATAAAAAAGAAATACTTATACTTACCCAAGAAGAAACCACCATCCAAAAACAACTAGCTACTATAGAAGACACTGTTTCTTCCGTCGAAATAAAAGAGTTATTAAATCAATTAAAGGATGAATGGTTCCATCTAAACAATGAGTCTAAAAAAGCTGCAGTAAATTCATTTGTATCCTCAATATCTATTGAGGTAGTAAAACCAGCCAGAGCTGGTAAAAATCCTATTGCACCTGTAATAGAGATTAAAGACTTACAATGGAAATATTAACCCAGCTATACTTTTTAATGTAGTTAAGTTGGGTTTAATTGACCGAACCAAGGTGTTTGGAATGCACTTCCGCCTGAGTGGATTAATCCATTCAATTGCTCTTTATCAAACAATTCATGCAAAATTGAGCCTTTATCCGTTAATAAATCTTGTAGCCATACTGTTACCGCTTTTGTATAATGCGGGTTATGCGTTTTCGGATAAGGACTCTTCTTTCTATATAAAATGTCATGTGGAAGTATCCCTTCTAAAGCTTTACGCAATAGACCTTTTTCGCGGTTTTCATACATTTTCATTTCCCAAGGAATATTCCACGCGTATTCGACAAGTCGGTGGTCCGCAAATGGAACGCGCACTTCTAAGCTCGCTCCCATACTCATGCGGTCTTTTCTGTCTAATAATGTTGTCATAAACCATACCATGTTTAAATAAAATAATTGTCGTCTCTTCGCTTCTAGTGGGCTTTCTCCCTCTACAATAGGAACTTCTTGAATGGATTCTTCATAGCGCCTTTGTACATATTGTTGTAAATTTAATTTACTTCTCCATTCTTTCTTCAGAAGTTGTTCACGTGCTTCTGTAGAGCGCATCCATGGGAATGCACTTGATTGTAAATCATCTTCTCTATAAAACCATGGATACCCACCGAAGATTTCATCTGCACATTCTCCAGATAAACCGACGACAAAGTCTTGTTTAATTTCGCGGCAAAACCATAATAATGAGGAATCGATATCTGCCATACCAGGCAAATCACGAACGAGCACCGCTTCTGTTAAACACTCTGCTAGCAGTTCATTTGAAATGACGCAACGATGGTGAGTCGTTTGAAACGTTTCAGTCATTAAGTTAATAAACGGCGCATCTGAATTGGGTTGGAATGCATTTGCTTTAAAATATTTTTCATTATCTTCATAGTCAATAGAATACGTGTGTAATGACCCTTTCCCTGATCTTTCATATTCTTTTGCGGCAATTGCTGTTATAGCACTTGAATCTACACCACCTGATAAAAAAGTGCATAACGGTACATCAGAAACGAGTTGCCTTGTAATAGCATCTTGTAATAAAAAGCGTGTTTTCTCTACTGTTTCTTCAAAGGAATCTTCATGTTTTTTGTTTTCTACATTCCAATATCTCCATATACATAAACCATTTTTTGAAAATGTCATTGCGTGGCCCGGTCGTAATTCTTTTATACCAGCATAAATACCGTGACCAGGCGTTCTAGATGGTCCGAGGCCGAATATTTCTGATAACCCTTCTAACGTTACTTCAGCCTTCACATCAGGATGCGCTAGTATCGCTTTTAACTCTGAGCCAAATAGTAATCGTCCACTATCATATTTATAAAATAGCGGTTTTACACCTAATCGATCTCTTGCAATAAATACTTGTTCTTTCCGTTCGTCCCATACAGCAAACGCATATATACCGTTTAAATGATCGACACATTCTTCTTTCCATTCAATATACGATGCTAATAATACTTCCGTATCAGAATGACCTTTGAACGTATATCCTCTTCTTAAAAGTTCCTTTCGAATGTCTTCCGTGTTATAAAGTTCGCCGTTATAGCAAATTGCATAATTCGCTTCATCCTTTAAACAAGTCATCGGCTGTTTACCACCCTCAGGGTCAACAACGATTAACCGTTTATGCCCAAACGCGACATTACCCTTAATCCAAACTTTATTATCATCTGGGCCACGCTTCGCTAACGTCTCAGCCATCTTCATAACGACGGCCCTTTCTCCTTCTAATGAGCGTTTATAATCCACCCATCCTGTAATCCCGCACATATAAATCATCCTTCCATCTTATTACTTTTCCTGAACGTGCAGTAATCCCCACTCTAAAAGTGCGGATACAAAAAAATGACAAACTTGACGATAACCTACCATCCGTATACGGAATAGTAATTTCACTCAGTAAAACGTGTTTTATTGTATGCCCACCTATGTCCGGATGTGTCTAGTTATAAAGAACGCGCGAACTGTCTATAACAAGAATAACTACTTTTCATAAAGGAGAAATCGTGTATGATACAACGTAAACATATTTTATATAACCAGCCTCGTGCTCATTCAGTCGGTAATGTAGAATATATAAACAATGAATGGGTATTCTTTGATGATGAAAATGACGAAGCATTTTTATTAGAAGATATTGCCGAAGATGGCTTTGAGGTTTTATATAACAACAACTGGCTACCAGCTCGTTTTTATGAACAAAACATATTGCAAATCGCAAATGAACAACACCCCCTCCAAAACGGGGAAATGATACGCATTCGTAAAAAATTACTCCTTAGCTACCATGAATGGCTTGAGGAATTACCCGATTCTGTTTTTGCGTTATTAACAGAATCATTGCAATCACTTCATTACTCTCTATATGATTGCATGTATTGCCATAATTATTTATCCTTCTTACCGAAAGAGGAAGCATGCGAGGGAGTAAATATTCTTTTATTTGATAATGAAGAGATGATCTGTACACTGCAGCACCATTTCGTTCGTCACTCTTCTTCAAATAAAAATATTTTCCGTTTTACGAAAGTAAATGGAGAAGAGTTGCATATCGATGCGACATAAAAATAAAAACCACCGTATCCCCCTGGAGTGAACCCTGAGAAT